ATAGCCCGCCACGAACGTCACGGCGATGGCGTTGGCGCTGTCCAGCGTATCGGATGGCCAGGACGCATCGGGCGCCAGGACCACCCGGCCCGGCTCGCTCGCCGTGTCGACCCGGTAGTTGCTGGCTGCGAACGTGTGCACGGCGCCGGCGTCGTCCGTGTATTTGATGTGCGTCACACTGCGCAGCGGTGGCCGCGGCAACTCAATCACCCCGCCGGCCGGCCACGCATCCAGATAGAGAGTCCAGGTTTGCGGCAGCAGGGCACGCCAGCACTCATTTTCGATCGCCTCACGCGCCATCTGCGCATAGAGCGTGAGAATGCTATCCTCCGCCGTGCTGCTGATGTGGAGATGGTCCTTAATCTCCGTCAGCGTGACAGGCTCTTCGGTTGGCGGTGTGACCAGCGTCCAGGACCCGATCATGCTATTTTCGCTTTCGCTTTGCCGTAGCCGTCTCGACGGGCGGCGCGACCGCATGCTCCACGCCAGGCAGCGGCACCCCATCCACCGCGACCGCCGCGCCCATTGCGACCAGCGCCTCGCCCATGGCCTCCGGCACCTCGACAACCTCTCCCGCCTGCATCACGCCTAGCGGACCGGCCGCCAGCGTTACCATTCGCACCTGCATCGCTCACTCCAATCAGGGCAGGAGGCCAACGTAAAAGCCCCCTGCCCCGCTACCCTCACGCCTCGGCCGGGCTGGCCACGACCGCCGCGTCGCTGATCGTCGCGTGCTCTGCCACCGGCAGCTCACGCGGGCCGTAGAGGATGGCCGTCACCGTGCCGAACGCAATGTTCGCCGTGGCACTCACGCGCACCGCCTGCACATAGCGCTCCGCCGGCCGGTAGACATCGACCACCAGCAGCGTGCCGTTGACGTCGTCGTTCGTGGCGCTCGTCACCGTGGCGCTGGCGCCGGAAAGGGCCGCCATGTTGGTGTCACTGTCGGCCGTGTTCTGCTCGACCTTGAGCGTCGCCACGCCCGTCGCCACGCTGTCCTCGATGGGGCAAACGAACATCACGCCTTCCCAGCCGGCCATGTCGATGCGGTCGCTGTTGCTGTCCGTGTTGGCAGCGGCCGCCACCGGCGCCCCTACCTCACGCACGCTCACGTTCTTGAAGAGATTCATGTCTCTGTGCTCCTATTGAATAGCGACGGTGCCAGGCGAGGAACTTGCGCCCCTCGCCCCTCGCCCCTCGCAACTTACCCCAGCTTCACACGCACGAACGCCTCTTCGAGCGTCGGCATGCCGTCGGACTCCATGCGGCCGATGAGCGCCACCTGGTTGGTCGTGGCATAGAGCTCGACGAGTCGCTGCATTTCCAGCGCCAGGCTGTCGGCGATCCAGTAGTTGCTGAAGTCACCCAGGATGCCCACACAGAGCGCGCTAGTGAACGTGTTCGGCGCGTACTCGCTCACATCCATCGGCAGCCCCAGCAGACGATCCGGCTCCCCGTCGCGCACCGACGGGTACCAGAGATACTGGCCCGTATCGGCGCCGCCGGAGAGGTCGCGCAGCAGTGCGATCTGTTTGACCGCATCACGATGGAAGATCCAGCGCGCCCGCGGCCAGTACGCCGACTTGAGCGCGTACTTGGCGTTGATCAGCCCGTTCATAGCGATGGCGGTCGCGCTGTTGCCCGTCGCCACATCGCGGCTGGTGCTGATGCCGTAGCTGCTGGCCGTGAAGACGCCGAGCGGCTGGTTGCTGCCGGTTCCGGTCAGAAACGCCTTTTCCTGCGTGATGGCGAACTTGTAGCCCAGCCGCTGCATGGCCAGACCCTCGCTGTTCGGCACCTTGCGCAGCAGCGTGCGGCTGATCTTCAGCCGCTTAGCCACCGGGTGCGGGTGCAGCTCGCGACGGCCGAAATTCATCGTGCTGTCCTCGCTGCCCGTTGCCAGTTCGCTCGTCCAGTCGGCGTCGGCCGGGTCCGCCTCGAGCGTCGGCACGCCCAGGCTGTCGGCCGTCGGCACGGCGAAAACAGTGGCATGCTGGCGGATAAACACCTGGTCGTCGATGGCCTTGATCAACTGGTCGACGAGCTGCATCGGCGTCACCAGGAAGCCGCCGGCCGTGTCCAGGTCCACTTGCAGCGCACGCTGCTCGCCGCGCAGGATGTTGGCCGTCCATGCCTGCCGGTACTCCGGCGTTGCGGTCTGCGCCAGGCGCCGCCACTCGGGGTTGTCCAGCCCGCCGTCGTTGAGCGCCTGCATCGAGCGCGCCAGGAAGCGATGTTTCGGGCCGCCGTTGCCGCTGCGCTGGTCGTTCTCCGCCATGCGGTCGAACGACCCCAGCGTCGCCTCGGCGCGTGCCGTGCGCTCCTCCGCCTCGATCTGCTCGTGCAGCCGTGCCTCGTCGGCCATGGCGGCCTCCCAGGCCGTGCGCTCCTCGCCCGTCAACTCGCGCTGTGCCGCGGTTGCCGCATCGAGCAACTGCCGGGCCTCACTGATGCGCTGCGCACGTGTCTGGCGCAGCTCTGCAATACGGTTTGCCATGATTCCTACCTCACTGGCTATTGGCGTGGCGCCGTGCGCCTACGCTCGCTCTGCAACTGCCAACCGGAGCCGCAGCACCTCCATGCGCCCCTGCGCCTGGTCGCCGTCGGCAGCCGCCTGGCGCCCCTGCACCAGGTCGGCCGGAATTTCCGGGATATCCCCAAACATAGGCGAGCCGTCCGCCGCTCGCACGCTCACATCCGTCGCCGGGTAGGCCGGATAGGTCACCGGGCTGACGTCGTAGAGCTTAGCCCGCATGATGCGCCGCACGTAGCGCTCCATGTCGTCGATGCGCCACTTTTCCTCGAGCACCGCAAAAGCAAAGCTCATCTGGCTCACGTCGCCGCGCTCGATGAGCGTCACCACGTCGCGCGCCTGCTGCGTGTCGGGCGGCTCGAACTCCACCCGCAAACCAACCTCATCCTCCGCCAGGCGCAGCGTGCCGTTGCGCGAGCGCCCCAGCACATAGTTCGGGTCGTGGTTGAAGAGCGCCCGCACGTCGTCGCCGGCTTCGATGCTGTCGGCGAATGCGCCCGGCGCAATCTCCTCGAAGAATCCCCACAACTCGACCGACAGGCTGTCGAACACCGCCGCATGGCCCTCGATGACGGGCAGCGCTCGCCCATCGCCCCGTGCAACCCGCAACTCAGTCGGCGCATAGCGCCGTTCAATTCCCTGTGGCATGTGTCCCCCCTGCCTCAATCAGTACCGCCATCAGGCTGGCCGCCAGCGCCTGCGCACCGGCCTCCTCGATCGTGTCGGCATAGCGCTCGAGCGCATCGTCCGGCGTCTCATCCGCCGCTCCGCACTCACTGACCACCAGCCGCACCTGCGCCAGGCTGCGCTGCGTGCGCTCCCACAGTGCACCATGCACCGCGTTGGAAAGCGTGGTCTCGCTGCGCCCGGTCGCCCGTGCAGCGGCCGCCACCGTCGCGGCCATCTCTTCGCCCGCCGCCGACATCCAGCCGTCATAGAACTGCGCCGCCCACTGGCCGAAATCGCCGTCCTTGCGCGCAATGCTGGCACCCTTGCGCCGCAGGTCGTTGGCCTCGCGCCGCACCAGCCGCCGCGCCCGATCCTCGACGAGCGGTGCAATCCACGTCGGGTCGACCGTCCTGGCCGCCGCTGCCTGGTCACCAAACTGGCCGGCCGGCGACATATTGAGCGGCTGCAGGTAGACGTCGCCGCCGTCAATCGGCGGCATGTTCTCCATGCGCCGGATGTCGTTGGCCGACAGCCAGCCCCACTGGCGCGCCACCGAGTACGATTGGTAGCGGCTGGCCGTGTCGCCACGCAACAGGCCATCCACGAGATACTCGAAGTAGATGGCCGCCTGCTCGCTCTCGGATAGCAGGTCACGGTACATCGCCTGCTCGTTGCGAATCAGCCACGGCCGGATCGTGTCGGTGACGAACTCGATAGCCTGGTGCTCGATGTTGGAAAACGTCGCATTCTCCAGCAGCCCGATCTTGTGCGGAGGCATGCGGAACAGCCGTGCGATCTCTTGTGCCTGGAAGCGTCGCGTCTCCAGGAACTGCGCCTCCTCGGGCGGAATGCCGATCTTCTCGACCGTCATCCCCTCCTCGATGATCTTCACCTTGTGCGCATTCTCCCCGCCGCCGGCGTTCCAG